CCAGTTACGTTCGCAACGCCGAGCATCTTTATTCGGAACGGTCGGACGAACCAAAGTGGTGTACCAGCTTTCTACACGATCATCGGGTCATCGATTCAGTTTGCCCCAATTCCTGACAGCAATTACGACATCAAGATTCTCTACTACGCAGCCCCTGCGTTTTTATCTACGGCAGCCCCGACAAATCTCTGGATTACGACCTGTCCGGATGCACTCCTCTACGGGTCATTGGGCGAGGCTGAACCTTATCTCATGAACGATCCCAGGCTACAGACCTGGGGTGCGCTGTATGATCGTGCGATTGCCGCATTAACCCGATCCGACGAAGAGAGTCAGTATTCGGGTGTACCTCTAGCCATGACACTTGCCAAGCGATGAGAATTAACTTTGGTGAGTGGTTGCCGGATCAACCAGGGGTAGCAGGTGCTCTGGTTGATGCCAAGAACGTCATACCCCAACAGGTAGGTTATGGCCCTCTATCTTCGCCTAGTGAATGGAGCAATGCGGCTTCAGAAACGCTTAATTCGGTTGCTGCTGCGGCTGCTCCGGACGAGGCGGTAACGGTCTTTGCTGGCGGTGATACGAAGTTATTCAAGCTAGGCACAAACCTAAACCTTACGGATGTTTCTCAATCTGGAGGGTATACAACGCCTTCGGATCAGAAGTGGCGTTTCACCCAGTTTGGCAATCGAGTGATTGCGGCTAATGGAGGTGATCGACTACAGGGTTATCTAATGGGTTCGTCTACCCTATTTGCAGACCTTGGTGCTGCTGCGCCTAAGTCTAGGTACGTCACAACGGTGAGAGACTTTGTGGTTGCTGGCTTTAACAACGGTTCGACGGTTTACCCTAATCGCGTCGAATGGTGTGCGTTAGGTGATGAGACCAGTTGGACTCCTGCCGCAACAACACAAGCGGACTATCAGGACATACCCGACGGCGGACACGTTAAGGGTCTGACGGGCGGTGAGTACGGCATCGTGTTTATGGATCGTGCGGTTGTCCGTATGTCCTATGTTGGAAGCCCTCTTGTATTCCAGTTCGACACAATCTCTAGGGGTTTGGGCTGCATGGAGCCCAACTCAATCATTCAGTACGCAGGTTCGAGCTTCTTTCTGTCTGACGACGGGTTTTATGTCACGAACGGACAGGAAGTTAAGTCTATTTCGGTTGAAAAGGTAGATAGGTGGTTCTTTAATAACGTGGACATATCTCAGTTATCCACGATGTCTGCTGCTGTAGACCCGCTTAAGAACCTTGTCATATGGTGTTTCAAGACCGTAGACCAAACGACTGCGCTTTTGATCTACAACTTCAACCTCTCTAAGTGGTCGTACGCTGAGATCAACGCTGACACAATCGCCTCATCGACAGCAATCACGACGACCTCATCTTCAGGCCTAACCTTAGAACAACTAGACTCGTTTGGAGGCTTAGATTCGCTTCCTGCAAGCCTTGATTCCTTTGGTTATACGGTGACTTCGACCCTGCTAACAGGGACATTAGGCGCAAAGATCATTGCTTTTTCTGGGTCTAACCTAACCGCGAACATCGTTACGCCGGATTTGTCTCTTAACGACCTGCCCTCAGTGATGACGCTCATTAGGCCTGTCATTGATAGCGGCACTTGTTCCGTACAGGTCAACTCAAGACGCAGGCTGAACCAACAGACAGACTTTACGGGTTCTACTTACACGAGTAATGACGATAACCGCATCGGGTTACGCTCGGCAGGAACCTATCATCGGATCAAGGCCATACCTTCTGGCGTTTGGTCGTCTGCGGTTGGTTTAGATGTAACGATCGTTCCGCAGGGTATGCGATGATCTTCAGGACGCTGCCTCCGTTTGGTGGCGATCAGCGAGCCGTTGCTGAGATTGTCCGTGGCATCATGGACGGAAAGACGAACAACACGGGAACAGTGACGCTTGCCACAGGAAACGCCACAACAACCACGATTACAGACGCGAGAATAGGGGTAGAAAGCAAGATTATTCTTGTCCCCTACTCTGCTAATGCCTACGCTGATTCAATCCCGTATGGCTCGTTTTACGACGCTAACGACCAATCGGCTGCAAGCACAACAACAGCGTATGCGATTACGCTTTCCAATACCGATTTAACGAACAACGTCTACCTTTCCAACTCAAGCAGGATCAACGTCAGGGCGGCGGGCAAGTACAACTTCCAGTTCTCGATACAGTTTGCTAACGATGACTCGCAGATTCAGGATGTTGATGTCTGGATTAGGAAGAACGGAACTGACATTGCTGACTCAAACTCAAAATTCTCGATTGACTCCAAACACGGGTCGGTAAAGGGCCATGTTATTGCTGCTCTTAACCTCTTTGTAGACCTTGCTGCTAACGATTACATCGAGTTGATGTGGGCTACAACGTCAACGCTTGTCATCATCGAGCATATCGCCACTCAGTCGAGCCCTACGCGTCCTGCGACTCCTTCTGTGATTGCCACGATGCAGTTTGTGGGCGGGTTTTCTAACGGTGGTGTGTATGTTTCGAGCGTGACGAACGGTTCTGCTGTGATTACGCATTTTCCAAATGCAACCTCTGACAAAACGTATGGCTATGTGGTGGTCGGATGAATGTGCAATACATCAAACAGGACGAGCTAAGAAATGTCTGGCAGTACATCAAGCCAGGATTGGAAGTCATCCTTAAGAAAAGCCCAGAATCGTGGATACCTGAGGACATTTACTCGGACTGCTTTACAGGAAGATCACTTCTTTGGGTGTTTGTTGAGGATAACTCTGTTGTGGGCTTTGTTGTTTTGCAGCCTATCGGCGATAATTTGCATATTTGGTGCGCTTATGGCAAGGGAGATAGTCGTGCAGGCTTGGATCATGTTCTCGGCATTGCGAGAAGTGGTGGCGCGAAAACTATCAGCTTTGATTCGTGGCGTAAAGGCTGGGATCGCAAGGCTAAGGCGTTAGGTTTTAGACCCCGAAAGTGGGTGAGAGAGGTTTAACATGGCTGGCGGTACGACAAACACGGTTACGAGAACCGAACTTGACCCGACGATGCGTCCGTATGTCCAGTACGGACTACAGGAAGCACAAAGACTCTATCAACAAGGTACTCCTGAGTTTTACACGGGAGCAACCTATGTAGGCCCGTCTCAGCAGACCCAATCTGCGCTGTCTGCGATGCAGACAAGGGCCATGCAGGGCAATCCGCTTGTTCCTTTGGCGCAACAACAGCTAGCGTCAACCCTAATAGGGTCGCAGGCTCAAGGTTTAGGCCAAACTATTTCTCCTTACTTGGCGCAAACACTCTCCGGCCAGCAGGCAGAGGCTTTAGGGGCTAGCATTAGCCCTTACTTGTCTCAAACCCTGTCTGGGCAACAGGCCCAAGCATTAGGGTCGGCTGCAAGCCCTGAGTTAGCTAAAGCAATTAGCGGTGCTTATCTTGGCGCAAATCCTTATTACTCGTCTGCGCTGCAACCTGGGTTCCAGGCAGCAACAACTCAGTACCAGGACGCAATCAACCAAATGCGGTCTCGCGCTTCTCAGGCTGGGCGCTACGGGACTAACGAAGCCCTGATGAGTCAAGAACAACGCGCACAAGGCGCACTTGCTAACGCTCTTACAGGACAGGCCGCACAACTTGGTTACTCCGGTTACGAGGCCGAAAGAGCGAGACAACAACAGGCTCTTGGTCTCGGACTTAACCTTTACGAGTCGGAAAAAGCAAGACAACAAGCCGCAGCGCAGACTGGTGCTCAACTTTACGAAGCGGAGAGGGCGAGACAACAAGCGGCAGCGCAAACCGGTGCTCAGTTGTATTCTCAGGAAAGAGGGTTCCAGCAAGCGGCGATCGGTGCTGCTCCAGGCTTGGCTGCACAGGACTACACGGACATAGGACAGCTAGCGCAGGTTGGGCAGGCGACAGAAGGTTACCAACAAGCAGCACTTGAGGACGCAATACAACGCTTTAACTTTCAGCAACAGGCTCCTTACACGGCACTTCAGTCGTTCTTGTCTGGTGCTTACGGTGCGCCAATGGGCCAACAAACAATTCAACCGACTTACTCCAATCCTTTAGCGGGTGTTCTTGGTGGCGCGTTAACTGGAGCTAAGTTAGGAAGTATGGTTCCAGGGTTAGGCACTGGATTCGGTGCTGCTGCTGGTGGCTTACTTGGTTTGCTTGGGAGGTAATCGTGTCAACTAGTAACTTCCTTGGCGGTGTGTTTGGTCAAATGCCTTCCTACATGGGAG